ACTAAGTGACGATCAGGAGTTGACACTAACATATCACGTGACGCTGTTGGTGCTCCTGATATAATTGTAGCTCTTGTTGTTACAGCATTATTTAAATTTGAATTCCATTCAAAACATTCACCATTAAATATTAAAGCAATAAGTGTACCTCCTAAATTATCCAAAGACCATAATCCAGGTTCTGCAACAGAATCAGTAGTAGCAGCTGCTTGACCCCATCCTGAAAAACTACTGATGTTTGTAACTGTTTCTCCACTGGAATGAGAAGCGTTTGTAGTTCCTTTAACATTTCTAGTAATACCTGTTAAATTATTTCCTAGTACACCTGTGTAAGAAATGTCTTCTGTTCCAACTCGGATAAAATTTGTACCGGTAGTTGGAAACCCTGTTGTGCTAGTTAAAGTAATATCAGTTCCTGATCCACCAGTACCAAACGCATTAGCACTTAGTGATCCATTTAATGTTGTAGTTTGTGGAGCTGAAACAGTTCCACCCCATTGAGATATACCATAACCAAAAACTCCAATTTGATCGGAAGGTCCTACGTTGTAATATTGAAAATAAGTTATACCACCTGAAGTAGTTGCACCTGATCCAGTTTCATTTGATGGCATTGTAATTGTAAGAGTAACAGTTGATGGTACACTAGTTATCATAAATTTTTTATCAGCAAAATCTGCTGAACTAAAATTAGAATTTGTAATAGCGCTAAATGTAGAAGCATCTCCAAACAAGATAATATCTCCTACTTGAAAATTATGTGCACTAGAAAATGTAAGTGTTACTAAAGGTGATCCATTAGTTGTGCTAAATGCGTTAGTAATAGCTGTACCTGATGGATTAGTTAAAGGATGTATATCATAGTAAACTCCTCCAGAATACACATATAAAATTCTGTTGGTACCTATAATAGAAAATTTAATACCTGCTTTATTAACCATGTGGTGCAAACCTCTCGCTGCACCTGTTAATTTTTTGTCTCCTAATTGAGACCAACCGCCTATTTTTTCAGGTGTACCATATCTAAAACGTACATTTTCACCGCCGGTCCACTGTGACTCAGCTCCTGTAGATGTAACCTGTTTATTGAAGCCCGGTAAAAAACCTAATTTTTGTAACATATAAAACCTTTGAAATATTTTATTTTTTGTTATATATTAAATATATAGAGAATGAAAGTAGCATTATTATGGAAAATTTAGAAGGAATAGTTAGTGAAAACTATTTAAATGACAAAGAATGTAATCATTTCATAGAGTATCATAAAGAAAATTTTGATTTAAAAAAATCTTTTTGTAAATTACATCGAAACACTAAAATCATTCAATGCATGGAGTTGTTAGGTAATCCTATTATTAAAAAATTATATCAAAAATTAATTAAGTTTGCCAAAAATATAGATTCTAAAATTACTGTAAATTATTTTGAAATTGTACATTGGCCTGTAGGAGAAAGTCAAATGAGTCATGTAGATTTTGACTATCACCCTCATACTAGTATTATTTATTTAAATGATAATTTTAAAGGCGGTGTTACTCGAGTGGGTAATGTTTTGTTTAAACCAAAAAAAGGAACTCTTATTTCTTTTGAGGGATGTAAAATTAATCATGAAGTATTAAAAATAACTAAAGGTGAAAGATATACAATACCTTGTTGGTATAGATATGAATAAAGTATTATAATTATGGACCATTTGGAAGCAATTGTAGAAATTAAAAAGATAGTAAACCCTGATCTTTGTGACGAGGTAATTACTATTATAGATGAAAAAGCAACTAAACATCTTACAATTGAAGAAGATGAATTAAATAAAAACATACGAAATGTTTTAGGATATACTTTAGACTCTAAAAAAGATAAATTTATTTTTGACAAGATAAAAAAAGAAATAGAAAAACTTCATTTATTCTACAAAATTAAATTTCCTAAAATTGATAATACTAAAACAAATCAAATAGATATATTAAAATATAAAATTGGTGGTCAATACAAATACCACGTAGATACTTACACAGATTTTACTCGATCTCTTAGTGTTATTATGAATTTAAATAATAACTATGAAGGAGGAGACTTAGTGTTTGGTGATCAAAAAAATTTTGAAGTTAAAAGATTAAAACTTGATAAAGGTTCTATTGTATTTTTTCCAAGTAATTTTATGTATCCACATGGAATAGAACCAATAACAAAAGGGACTAGATATAGTATAGTTTCATGGCTCCAATGATTAGTTTATTAGATAAAAACAACAAACTTGGCGAACACAAAAATAGTTTACTTGTTACGTATCCTAGAACAATAAGTATTATTTTTGGTCATTATCCTTATCCAGAAGCTATTCATAATATGCTTATAGATATAAAAAACAATGTAGACCCTAAAATGGAAAACTATACTAATGTTAAAGGAGGAATGACAGCTTGGAATCATTTTATAGGTAAAGATATGTTTAATCAATTTATGGTTTACTTAATTAATAAACATCAAACTACACATCCAAATTTATTTGAATATTTTTTAGAAAGAAACATGGTTGAAGATGCTTGGGGAAATGAAATAAAACCAGGAGATAGTTTAAATTATCACGAACATTATTCTACTCATGGTATTTTGTATTTAACTGATGGATGTGATTTAATATTACCAGAGTTAAATATTAAAATAACTCCTAAAGCAGGAGACTACTATATATTTCCTCCATGTATTACACATGGATTTGATGTATATCAAGGTGATAAAAATAGATATAGTTTGATATTTAATATTACACAAAAAGATAGTAGTTTTAATATAAATAAAAAACTAGAAAAACTTAAAGAAAAAACAAATGTTTAAACCATATAATCTTTTTCCTACTAATGTTTGGGAAGGTGTTTTTCCTAAATACTTATTACCATTAGAAAAACCTTGTGATGACATTATTGCAGATTTAAATTTTGATGGTGTTAATAAAAGTTTTCAATCAAAAGATTTACAAGAACATAAAAGTTTTCAATCTTTAAAAGAAGATATAAAAAAATATTCAATTGATTTTTTAACGTCTACAGGATCTAAATTTAATGATTTAAACTTTACTAGTTTATGGCTTCAAGAATTTAATTCTAATGGAGGAGGACATCATACTCCTCATGTTCATCCTAATACCCATGTTTCTGGTTTTTACTTTTTAAAATGTAATGAAGAAACTTCAAAACCTATTTTTTATGATCCAAGACCTGGTGCAGAAATGAATAAACTTCCCTGGAATCAAAACAAAGACATAACCCTATCATGCGTTCCAAGTATTACTTTTAATATTATACCTGGCACCATGATAATTTTTCAATCACATTTAAATCATGGACATTCGACAGACATGGGAAGATCTCCATATAGATTTATTCACTGGCACATGAAAGCAGGATAATATGACTAAAGAAAAAACATATAAAATAGAAAATTTTATAGGAATATACGACAATTACATTACTGATCAAGAATGCAATAAAGCTATTAAGTTTTATGAAGATCAAAATAAATTTAATCATACTTTTAGTAGAGTAAATTCTGAACAATCTTCTGTTTTACATAAACAAGATCAACAATATTTTGCTGCTCCAGATAATTTAGATGTTTGGTGGAAAGAATTAAAACCCATGATGTTTAATTTTGATATGGCTTTTCAACACTACCTTGAAACTACAGGAGGAGGACATGCTTTTGATAACGGGCCATTTCATTTTACAAATTTAAAAATACAAAAAACTTTACCGACAGAAGGTTATCATACTTGGCACATAGAACATGCTAAGGGTTATGATAGTGAAGCAAGAGCTTTTGTTTATTCTGTATATTTAAATGATGTAGAAGAAGGTGGAGAAACAGAATTTTTACATTTCTCAAAAAGAGTAAAACCTAAAAAAGGAAGAATAGTTATTTGGCCATCTTCTTTTCCATATCTCCATAGAGGTAATCCACCACTATCTGGTGAAAAATATATTCTAACTTCTTGGATGATGTTAAGATAGTGTCATATAATTATAAAATATCTGATTTAAAATATAGAATTAATAACCTAGTTCCTAAAAATACTTGTCAAAAAATAATAGAAGTATTTGAAAAGTATCCAGAACTAAATTCTACAGAAAGTAGTTATAAATTTAAAACTAAAAAACGTGAGGTAGATAATTTTAGATGTTTAAATTTATCTCAAATAACAAATCCAAATAATGACATAATATATGCTTTAAATGAATCTAAAAAATACATATCCATAATGATAACTAATTATGTACTTTACATTAAGAGTAAAAAAATATCTCCTGATTTTAATGATTGTCTAATAAAATCTACAGATAATATTAGAATTTTAAAATATAATGTAGGGCAATGTATTAAAGACCATACTGATGTTGATCCAACTATAAGAGCTTCTTGCACATTAAATTTAAATGAAAGTTATGAAGGAGGAGAATTTAGATTTTTTAATGGTCAAATAAAAGAAATATTTACAACAGGAGATGCTATGATATTTCCCGCTGAACCTATTTGGATACATGGGACAGAACCTATAACAAAAGGTGTTAGATATTCAATTAATTGTTTTTTAAAATCATGAAGTTAATATATTCAATACCTAATAAACTTTACTATATTGAAAATTTTTTAGATTATCCCACTTATAAAAAATTACATTATGATGTATTCAAAAGTAATTTAATAAAACTACACACAACAAAAAATAATTGGCATAAAGGATTAAAGTATGGGCATAAAAATTTTGTTAAAAATACACTTTTAAAAATAAATTATGAACCCTTACAAAAAATAAAAATATTATTAGAAAATAATCTTTTTCATAAAGTTAAAATAAAAAATTTTAAACCTTTAATTCATTCAATGGAAGATGGGTCAGGAATTAATTGGCATGATGATCAAGACTGTCAGTACGGAATAACTTATTACCTAAATAGAAGATGGAACATTAAATTTGGTGGTGAGCTTTTATTTACAGATGAAAAATCAAATGGTTTTATACCTTTAATGGGAAATTCTATACTTATTATAAAATCTCCTTTAGAACATAAAGTTACATCCGTTATGAAACCTTTGGTTCCTAGAAAAACAATTCAAATATTTGTAAAAAATTAAGAAGAATAAGATGTGGGTCTTGAACCTTTTTCAGATTCGTCTCTAGTATCTGCATCCCAATCAGACTGTAATTTAGCTAAGTGAGCTGAATCCCATTTAGAAGAAAACTGACTAATGTCTCCTAAATTTGCATCTGCATAACTACAATGAGGAGTTTCGTCTTTATGCTCTACTTCATCAGAAGAAGTAGAAGTACCATGTTGAATAGCCCAAATGTTTGAAAATTTAGATTGATTCCAAAAAGCATCATCTGAAATAATATATCCAAGACCTTCAGAAGCACCTTCTGCATAATTTTTAACTATCATGTTGTCTTCAAATATTACTGTCCAATTTCCTTTACTTGCCATTTTTTCTCCTAAGTTTTAATTACGTATATAATTGTTAAATAAGGTTGTAAAACTGATGGGTTAACTGCAGTTCCGCTAAAGTTTGCACTCATGTTATGAGAGTGTCCACCACCTGAACCTGCACTACCTGTGCTACCATTATTTTGACCACGTGGATATCCACCACTTGGTTGTACACCACAAAATGAATAGTTAAAAACTGCCGCATTGTGTGAGTGACTAGCAAGTTGACCTGTTGATAAACTTGCGTTAGCTGTTGAACCTGAAATATTACCTGCTGGTGTTACAGCAACTGTGTTTGCTCCACCAGTTGATGCTAAAGCTTTGTTGTTTGATTTTCCAACTGCTACGTTATCTTGTAAGTTAGGTACATTAAAAGTAGATGAACCATCACCACCACCATAAGTAGAAGCTACAATTGCAAATAAATCTGAGTAAGTTGATCTTGAAACTGCTTGACCATTACATTCTAAGAAACCTGTTGGCACTGACGCAGAAGACCATGGCACAATAGTTGCCGTAGGAATTCCTTCGATACCAGTAAGGTCCGCTCCTGAAAAATTATATTTAGTTGCTTCGTAATTTGCCATATTCTATTTCTCCGTGTAAGTCCATCCTACGTCTGAACCAGAATAAACTAATCCAAACGCTGCACCCTCAGTATTAATTACTAAGTCTGCGCTTGTGTTTGCTATTTTAGAACTATTTCTTCCAACAGTCAATGCGTTAGAATCAAAAGTGTATCTTGAATCTACAAAATTTACTTGATCACCTACGTTTGGTGATGCGGGAAGAGTTATTGTAACTGCTCCACTGTTTGTATCTACAAAAATTTTATCACCAGCGACTGCTGTATATGATCCTGTTTTAGTAAGCCAATCTGAAGCTGCTGGTTGAAATGGAATTTCGTAAACACCTGTGTTGGTTGCAACACCATCTAACCAAATAATTTTCCAAAGTTTGTTTGTAGCTGAAAAAGTAACAGTTGCTCCTGAACCAGAAACAGCTTTTAATTGAACTGTGTATGCACCAGAAGTATTGTTTTTAATAAAGTAAAAATTTTCTGTAAGTAATGGAAAAGTAACAATTCTATTTCCAGTAATTGATCCTGTTAATTCTATGACTCTGTGTTGAGCAGTACCTGTTAGAGCACCTTCAGCTATTGTTAAAGCAGTTGGTGTTCCTGAATCAGTTACAGCTTGAGAATTATATCCACCAGTTATTTGTTCAATTAAACTTAAATTAGCGTTTGTTTTTGTTCCCCAAGTACCAGCGTTTTCGCCGGTTGCCATTAGTTCTAGACCTAAATCTGAAAATGTTGATGCCATACTTTTGTACTCCTAATAAGTGTTATTTATATTGTTTAATTATCTTAAAGTCAAACATAATTATGCAGGAGTTTTAATTGTATATCCTGTACTAGTTTTTGGTGTTAATATTTGATAAACACCTGGAAAAGCTATTCCTGAAGCATTAACAGTAGATTGAAGTTCTAAACCAGTTAATCCTACAATAACATCAGTAGGTGTAATAGATCCTGTGCTTGCTGTTAAAGATACTCCTGTTAATGGAACTCCTATTTCAAAGGAAAGAGATCCTACACTACTTGTTAAAGATTGTCCTGTAGGAACTTCAACTTCAGTTCTTGTTACTTCCACATCTCCTATAGAAGATGTTGTAGATACCCCTGTTAATCCAACAACATCGGCAGGTGAAATAGTTCCAACACTTGAGGTTAAACCAAATCCTGATAATCCAACAATGTCTTGATCTGGATCTACGGTTCCTACACTAACAGTTGCGCTGACCCCTGTTATAGCAGGTGTAGAATCTATAACAAAACTTAAAGAACCAACACTTGATGTTGTACTTACTCCTGTTGGAGATATTACAGATGTTAAATCTAAAGTTAATCCACCAACGCTAGATGTTGCACTTACTCCTGCTAGTTGTTCTAATTTATTAAATGAGTCTCCGTAAGGTTCTTCACCCCAACCATTTCTACCCCAACCAACTAAAGTACCAGCATTATCAAAACTTCCTAATTCAGAAGTTAATTGTAATCCAGTTAAAGCTGCAACTGAAAGTTGACCAGTAGTTAATGATCCTATTGAAGAAGTAGTACTAAGTCCTGTTAAAGGTGCATCAACAAATGCTTCAGCTAAAACAGTTCCAACACTTGAGGTTAAACCAAAACCAGATAAGTCAACAGAATATTCTACTCCCCAACCAGAGTTACCCCACGTTTGTCTGCCCCAACCTTCAATATTAACTGCTACTACAGAACCTACTGAAGAAGCTGCTTGCACTCCTGTTGGAGACGCTACAGATGTTAAATCTAGATTTGGAGAACCTACTGAAGATGTTGCACTAACTCCTGTTAAAGGAACAGTAATAATTTGAGCTGCTGTAGCACTTCCTACACTTGATGTAGCTGATACTCCTGTTGGAGTAAATAATATAGGTCCTTGATCACCCCATTCATTAGTGCTCCATGCCCACATCCCCCAAGTGTCGTCATCAACAGTATTTGCTTGACCACCCATACCAGAGTGTTGTGTACAATAATAATAAAGTGTGGGTGCACTTTCAGCAACTGTAATTTGAGTGTAAGCTCCTGCTTGACCAGGAACACCAGAAGTGGTTACACCTGTTGTGTATTCAGAGCCCCCGCTATGAGTTCCGTTACTGGTTGTTGAAAATCTAAATGGATGATTACTATTAGAATTGTCAGATTGATCGAATTTGTATGTTCCGTTTTCAGCAATATTTATTGTAGCTTGTTGTACGCCATCAATAAAATATTTATTACCGCCGGCATTAGCTACCGTTACTGTAAAAGTTCTAGTAACGGACATCCGTCGTTACTCCTTACGCTATACGAAGGATTGCGTTCGATGCGTCTGCTGTTGGGAATTGAATTGTAAAAGTTCCACTTGATACAGTTTTGTCTCCACCAAATGCAATTGCACAAACTGCTCTATCAGCGTTTGTATCATTATAAATTAAACAACCGTTTGCTGTAAATGAAGCAGAAGTAAAACTAACATCTGCAAAATCACAACATGCAGTGTCAGTTGATAAAGCTGGAGTTACACTTGTAAGTGCTGCACCACCTGCAGAATAAGCTGAACCCGATGTATTAGATATTTCATTTGTTGAACTGTAAGCTGTAGTTGATTTGTTTAAAGTAGCTGAACTTGTATACAAAGCTATTTTAAAAGCATTCCCAGACGATGCTGTAAAATTATGTAAAGCTTGTAAAACTTCTGTTTTAAAACTGTTACATACTGCTGATGTTATTGCCATAATATTTTTCTCCTAATTTTATTGAGGCGCTGACTCGATTGGAATTCTTATTGTACCATCC